ATGGGTTGTTTATACCCCAAAACGAGTCGATAAGTCATGATCAAGGCTGAACAAGTCATAGTTGATGCACCATCGGCTGAAATCGTCTCAGATCGGCTGCAATCGGTTTTTTTGCCGGTAACAGCTCCACGAATCCACACACCACTCAATGATTTGCCATCGCGTGGCTTTGAATTGATTGATTTTGCCGATCAGATCATCGATGGCGGTTTTATGCCGTGGCAAAAATGGTTGGCCGAGCATAGCTTGAAGGTGAAACCCGATGGCCGTTATTACCATCCGGTAACGGTGGCCAGCGTTGCAAGGCAAAATGGAAAATCAACCTACATGATGGCCAGAATTATGATGGGCCTTTTCCATTGGAATGAATCGTTGCAGGTTTCCACAGCTCACCGGTTGGTTACATCGCTGGAGCAATTTCGGTCGATCGTTCATACCATTGAAAGTCATGACGATCTTGCAAAGCGTGTCAAGCGTATTCGCTGGCAGCATGGAGCCGAGGAAATTGAAACCATGGAAGGTTGCCGGTTTATTATCAAAGCTGGTGGATCGGCAGCTCGTGGATTGAGCAAACCGGAAACAATCCACATGGATGAAATCCGAGAATTGCACGACATGGAAACATTTGCCGCAATGCGCTATACCTTGATGGCCGCGAAAAATCCGCAAGTCAATTGTTTCTCTTCAGCTGGTGATTCTCACTCAATGGTTTTGAATCAGCTACGCGAAAGAGGTTTGGCCGCAGCTAGTGGAGCTAGCGATGATGTGGGTTATTTTGAATGGTCGGCTCCAACCGATGAAATCACTTTGGAAAATGCAGCTTATGCAAATCCGGGATTAAACATAACCATCCATCCTGACAATATCCGAGCCGTTTTCAATGATCCACCGGATGTTGTTATGACCGAGGTTTTAAACAGATGGGTTGTAACAATTTCCAGCATTGTTGGATCGAAAGAATGGCAAGAGTGTGGAGATGAAACCGTTGATCTGGATGAGGATAAGCTCACATGGATGGCGATTGATATTTCACCGGACAGAAAACACGCGGCATTGGTAGCGGCTCAAAAACTTGGATCAGAATCGTTTGTAGTCAAGCTCTTGCACACATGGGAAAACAGTATCCAGCTAGATGACCGAGCAATTGCCAATGATGCTGCAAGCTATTGCCGAAAGTATCCCATCGAGTATTTGCTTTATTCAAAGCGAACAAGTGGAGCCGTTGCGGCGCGTATGCAGCCGGCAGGCATCCCGATCCACGATATGGATGCCGACTATCCGCAAAGTTGTGACGAGCTTTTGGGAGCAATTAATAGCGGCAGACTCAAACACCGAAATCAAGCCGCACTTACCGATCAAATGCTTTCAGCTGTGCAATTAAAGCGTGGCGATGGCGGATGGGTCATTGGTAGGCGTGCAAGTCAATCGGCCGTCTGTGCTGCCGTAGCAGCCGCGCTATGCACACACTTTGCGACACGCCCAGAAACGGAAATTGACATTTTAGTGGGTTGATCCTTGACATTTTGAGAAAATAGGTGCATGGGATTATTTGACCGCAAACGCACCATTGAAACAGTCGTGCCATTGCGCGGAGCTGATGTAGCTGCACAAATTGGGCCAGCTCCAACGCTTGATGCTTTCTTTCCATTTGGTGGAGCGGATTATCTTGCCAGCCGCGAAGAAGCCATGTCTGTTCCGGCTATCGCTCGCGCTAGAAACATGATCTGCAATTCCATTGCAACAATTCCAATGGTGACACGCGACAAAGCAACCGGACAAGTGATCGATTCACCGGTTGTCATCAATGATCCAGATAAGCGCGTGCCGGGTGCAGCCTCTTGGTGTTGGGCAGCTGAGGATTTGTTATTTACGGGATTTTCTTACTTTCAGATAATGGATCTGTTTGCCGACACCGGCAGAGTTCGCCAAATGTGGCGCGTTGCTCCCAATCGCGTTGGCGTTTTCTTGAATTCTATTGGCACTCAAATTGAATATTACACAGTCGATGGATCTCGCGTGCCAATGACCGGTGTTGGATCACTTGTTGTGTTTTACGGAAACGATGAAGGATTATTAAACAGAGCAGGCCGCACAATTCGCGCAGGTGCAGAGCTTGAAAGAGCTGCCGCAATGTACGCGCGCGAACCCGTGCCATCGATGGTGCTTAAATCTAACGGAACAGCGTTGCCAGCCGACCGCATCGCTAAGCTGTTGGATGCATGGGGAGCCGCACGCCGAAATCGTGGCACGGCATTTTTAAACGCCGATGTGGAATTGACTACTGTTGGTTTTACACCGGAGCAAATTGGTCTTAATGCTGCCAGAGAAATCATTGCAACAGAATTAGCAAGAGCCGTGGGGATTCCGGCTTACTTTATTGATGCGCCGACTGGATCATCCATGACCTATGCAAACGCCAGCACGGCGCGTCAAACTTTGTTGGACTTTTCACTTTTGCCGTTGATGAACAGCTTATCCAGCCGCTTATCAATGCCAGATTTTACGCCATCAACACAGCGCGTTGAATTTGATCTCAAAGCGTACTTGCGCGGATCTGAAAAAGAGCGTGCAGAAATTTACAAGATTTTATTTGAAATCGGTGCGATTACCACCGAGGAAATCAGACAAATGGAAGAGATGATCTCATGAAGCTAACAACACCAATGCAAATTACGGCAGCTGATTCCGATTCACGAACAATCACCGGCCGCATTGTTGCATTTAACGAACATGCAAATGCATCAACGGGCAAAGTTGTTTTTGCTCGCGGATCAATTGTGCCACAGGATGTTTTTTTAAATCTTGAACATGACAACACCAGGAGAATTGGCCGCAGCGTTGCGATGTCTGTTAATGACAAGGAAATGACAGCAACATTTAAGATTGCTAATACGACAGCCGGCTCAGATGCTTTGGAAGAGGCGATGACTGGATTGAGAGACGGCTTTTCAATCGAACTGGCCGTAGATAATTATGAAATGCAAAAAGATGGCACAATGAAAGTTTTGAATGGACAGCTCACAGCTGTTGCATTGGTTACTGAGCCGGCTGTTCGATCAGCTCGTGTGAGTGAGGTAGCCGCATCTGAAGATTCTGAAACTGAAACAGTTACAGATACAACAAACCCAAATGAAGGAGACAAAGTGGATAACACTACCGAAAATACCGCTCCTGCCGTTGAACCGGTAGCAGCTCCAGCAGTCGAACCCGTACAGGCATCACGACCAGCTTATTACACATCACCACGCTCACCAATCATCGATAAGGTTTCTTATCTTGAGCATTACTTAAAGGCAAGCGTTTTGCACGATGAGGATTCACGCCAGTATGTAAAGGCTGCCGATAACACAACATCAACAGCACCGGGCATGATCCCAACACCACAAAGCACACAGGTAATCAATGCGTTAGCAAATGCGGATAGAGGCACAATCGATGGCATTAGTCGCGAAACTTTAGTGGCCGAAGGCATGACATTTGAATTGCCAAAAGTTACAGCTGTGCCAACAGTTGCCGCAATTGCAGAAAATACTGCAATTACAGAATCGTCACTATCAGCGACATTTTTGTCAGTATCAGTTGATTCATTTAAAGGTAGAGCCATATCTACTGTTGAGCTCATTGATAGATCACGGCCTGAGTACCTTACCGCGCTCCTTCAAAATCTTGAATTTGCTTATGCAAAAGAAACTGATGAATATGTTTTGGCTGCAATGCAAGCGGCAGTTACTACCACGACAGCACAAACAGCAAATTCAGCAACCGGATTCCTTGGATACACATCCAAGGCAGCCGCAGCTGTTTATGGCTCATCACTTGGTTTTGCTCGCTCATTGATCGTTTCACCAACTCAATGGGGCAACATCATGGGATACAACGACAATGGAGCACCACTTTACAATGCAGCTCAGCCATCAAATGCAGCTGGAAATGTTCGCGGAGATTCATTGCGCGGTGTAGTTTCACCGGGTCTGAATCTTTATGTATCGCGCTCATTTGGTAACGCTGGTACAACAACAGCTGATGGCGATTCTTCAATGGTCGTTGTTAATCCAGATTCATACACATGGTACGAATCTCCACGCTTTACGCTACGCACCAACATCAACAGCGATGGAACCATTGACATTTTGTATTATGGTTATGGTGCGCTGGCCGCCAAGGTGCCAAATGGTGCTCAATTCAATAACTTGCCATAAATAAATCAATCATCGGTAGCGGTCGCTCCCGAACGCTAACGATACGAAAGGAACCGAGATGCCAGCAATAGTCACAGCTTCACAGCTACGATCAATTCTTGGTGTCTCGGTTTCCTTGTATTCTGATGCGCAGCTTGATTCATTTATTGATTCAGCTGAACAAACAATTTTGCCGTTACTTACTCAATACCAATCATCGGTTGCTTTTGCCAATGTGAGTGATTCCGTCATTTATTTCACTACAATTCGGCCAAACTATTTTGTGCCGGGGCAATCCGTTGTTGTAACCGGGGCCGGTACTTATAACGGAACATATACAGTCACCGATGATCGGATTGAGCCATACACATGGACAGCGGCCACAGCCGCGGCTGATCGCACATACCCGTTGCCATTTATTCCTAATGCCACGGCTACTTTATCCGGTGGATCAGCCGCATCACTTTATGCAAACACACCACCAATTGAAAACGCCATTTTGGTTGTTGCCGTAGAGATATTCCAAAGCATTACAGCTCCGGGCAATCAAATCATGGGAGATAATTTTCAGCCGGCACCATTCGTTTTGGGCCGCAGTTTGAGCAACAGAGTCGTGGGCTTATTGGGGCCATTTTTGGATGTTGAAACGATGTGCCAATGACCATCGAGGCCGACATCCGCACACCATTGCAAACAGCACTTTCAACAATTGCGGCCAATGTGTATAACGGAATTCCAGAGACAATGACATCACCGAGCATTTGTTTGGTGCCGGGATCGCCGTATCTTGAAAGCCTTTTGATTAACGGAGCAACAACAAAAGTCAAAATCAATTTAAGTGTGACCGGTGTTGTGGGATATTCAAACAATGCCGCAGCTTTGGACAATCTTGAACAATTGATGATCAGCATCATCAGCACAATGCCGGCAGGTTATACAGTCGGCAATGTAAGCAACCCACAACCATTGGAAATCGGTGCCGGTAAGTATCTTACGGCTGATTTACAAGTTAGCACCTACTACACCAACTAAGGAGAAATCATGCCAACAACTATCGTGACCGGCAGAGATATCACATTCACCATTGATGGTGATTCGTATGATGCTCAAGCCACATCCGCAATTCTAACAATTGATTCGACAATCAATACATATCAGCTACTCTCAGGCAAAAGCTATTTCACGACCGATTCGCAAGGATCATTTGCCGTGGAAATGTTGGCAGATTGGCCAGCTGGCGGATCATTGTGCAACGCATTATGGACAGCGGCAGACACAGCACCAAACACACCATTGGCGGTTGTTTTCACAGCTGCATCAGGATCGGTGTTTAATTTTGATGTGCAACCTGTATTTCCATCAGCCGGCGGCACAGCACCGGATGCACAAACTGTTTCTTTAGCCTTTACCTGTGTGACAACACCAACGCTATAAACAAAGGAGATCGGGAGCATGAAACTAGCAATCACAATTGAATTCACATCCGGTGAGAGAGAAACCTATACAGCTCTCCCACCGGAGTGGATGAAATGGGAACAGAAAACCGGAAACACTATTCAGCAAGTGGCCGACAAATTGGGCATTTCAGATTTGATGTTTTTGGCATATCACGCAATGAAACGCGAGGCGGCCGGCAAAACTGTCAAGCCTTTTGATGTGTGGTGTGAAACTGTGACCGATATTGACATGGGGGAAAGCACAAACCCAAAAGCTACGAATCCGGATCAATAAACCGGACTCTTTGGGAATTAGCAATCGCCACAGGTTTGTCAAGATCGGAATTTGTAACAGATCAAGATATTGCAACAGCGATTGAAATTTTAAGGATAAGAAATGGCAACTGATCCAATTAGCTATGACAAGAGCCAATTGCGTGGCATCATCGGAGCTTTTAAAGGCATGGATGATGAAGCTGTTGCCGAGGCCAAAAAAGTCTCAAATGGATTGGCTACTTTTCTGCAAGGCAAAATTGTTTCGGCAGCTAACAGCCGGCCAAATGAGGCAGCTTCACGCATTGCGGCAGGTTCGCGCGTAAGTAAATCATCAAAGGTTGGCGAATTGTCATTTGGTTTTGTATCTCAGAAATTCAGCGGTGGTGGTACAACCCAGATGCTTTGGGGCGGTTTTGAATTCGGATCAAATAAATTTAAACAATTTCCGGTGTGGTCTGGCCGTGAAGGCCGAGGTTCGCGAGGATACTTTATCTATCCAACATTGAGAGCTGAACAACCTCAGATCATCGCTCAATGGGAAGCAGCATTTTCAAAGATTTTGAAGGAGTGGTGAAATGGCACTAGGCGGATCACGGACACTCAAGCTTTCCATTCTTGCTGATATTGATAACCTCAAAAAGAATTTAACCGCTGGATCGGGTGAGGTTGAAGGCTTTGGATCAAAGCTCGGTGATTTCAGCAAAAAAGCCGGATTGGCATTTGCCGCAGCTGGAGCAGCCGCAGCTGCCTATGCCGGAAAATTGCTCATTGATGGCGTGAAAGCTGCTATTGAGGATGAAGCCGCTCAGGCCAAATTGGCCACCACATTGCGAAACGTTACCGGTGCAACAAATGCCCAAATTGCCGCTACTGAGGATTACATAACAAAAACAGCTTTAGCAACGGGCATTACAGATGATGAATTAAGGCCATCGCTAGACAGGTTAATCAGATCAACAAAAGATGTGACCGAAGCGCAAAGATTGCAACAAATTGCACTTGATGTTGCCGCCGGTTCGGGAAAAAGTTTAACCGCCGTAAGCGAGGCAATTTCCAAAGCTTTTGACGGGAATTTTGCAGCTTTGAAAAAGCTTGGTATTCCACTAGATGAAAACATTATCAAGACAAAAGATTTTGATGGTGCAATGATGGTCTTGTCTAAGACGTTTGCTGATCAGGCATCGATTCAAGCCGACACATTTGCAGGCAAAATGCTCCGATTAAACGTTGCATTTGATGAAGCAAAAGAAACTGTGGGCGCGTATGTTTTGGATGCCAT